AGATTATATTCATAAAGGAATTGTTCCTGATATTATAAATCCTGAAATTAAAAAGACATTTGGTAAGTTTAAAGAATGGTACGACAAACAACAAGGTTTAGAAATTGTATTTACTGAACGCAAAGTTCTTAGTCGTATTCATAAATTTACTGGTACTCTTGATGCTATATTTAAAAACAAATCAGGAGAGCATATTATTTATGATTGGAAGTCATCATCAGGAATAAGAGATTCTATGTTAGTACAAATTTATCTTTATAAGATTTGTGTTAAGGAAGAACTTGGAATTGATGTTAAGCAAGGTGTAATTGTTAATTGCACTAAGCAAGGCAAATTAAATATTAAGGAATTTCCAATAGGAGATGCACAGGAAGAAGTGGCGATTGCCTGTCTAAAAATGTATCGCTACCTAAACAATAAGGAGAAGTAATATGAACGTACAAGGAGTAATAAAATACGTTTACGATAATAGACTTGGTAAAGATGGAACTGCTAATAAGTTTCCAAATTTCAAGTTTAAAGTAGGCGAACAAGAGATAGTTCTTTGGTCATCTATCTTGCACCCTGCCATAGCTAAGGGAAAAAATGTTTCCGTAACTTGTGGTGCTTCAAAAAAGAATGGAAGTTTATTCGTTCTTACCAAAGAAGATAAAAGTCCAATGATACAAGAACTACCAACTGCTAAACCAGATACTAGCTTTAATGTTGATGATTTTGAATCAGAAAACTTTAATGAAGCAGTAACAGCTATTGAAAAAGATATGGCTAGTTCTTCTGCACCTAGTAAAGCATTTAATAAAGATGAATATATGTTCACTATGGCTTTATTAAAATCAGGTATTGAATCTGGCAAAATAGGTGTTACAAAGGAAGAAATTGATTTGAAAATAAAAGATTATAAGTTTTTATTTCAGATGAATTTCCATAACTAAGATTCTTATGGCGAGGGTTTTGATTCAACGATCACGCATAAATCCCTTATGTTTTCCCTCGCCATATCCTTGCAATTTAATGAAATATTATATATAAAAAACATAATGAAGGTTGTTAGAGAAAAGTTAATTGAGTGTAGCATTGTAGTTAAGGAACTCTTTGATAACACAGAAGATGCTCTAACAGAAAAAAAGGAAGGAAAGATTATTTCGGTAAACATATTGAATACAAAGTTTATTAGAAATAATATTAAAATAGCTGATGGAGAAAATGAAAACTCAAGTTCAGAACCTAAGAGACAGGCATCATAGAGTATCTATGAAGTATTTTGAACTAAAGCATAAAATGGAAAAGGCAAAAAGACTTAAAGATGCTTTAGAAACAAAAGTGGTTTTGAAATTTGAAGAATTACTAGCTTAGTCTAGTAACACAACTTAAAAATGTAAGGAAGGTATATGGAAGATTTTGCTTTAAAGAATCCTGATACGATAAAACAAGAACTAGATTCTATCTCAGAAGAAATGTCTAATGCGTTATATACATTTAGACGTTGCGAAGAATTTAAGAAAATAACATTTGCACAATTAACTATTACTAAAAAATTAGAAAAGAATTGCAGTGTAAGTGAAGCAGAAAAGTGGGCTTATGCTGATTCTAATTATGCAACATTAGTAGAAGGTTTATTAGTTGCAGAAAAGAACTATTCAATTCTAAAAGGTAAATATGCAAACTTACAGTCTTGGGTAGATTTATATAGAAGCTGGTTAGTTACTAATCGTGAACTGAGTCGCTAAATAAATGATAAGAAATAAATATCAAAAAGAATATAATTTAAAGAACAAAGATAAAATAAAACAATCTCAGTTAGCATATTATTTAAAGAATAAAGATAAAATATTAAAAGCAAAGAAAGTTTATTACTTAAAAAATTGCAACAAAATAAAAGATTATTCAAAAAATTATCGTTTAAATAACGCAGATAAAATTATAGAATATCGTTTACGTAATAAAGAATATCAAAAAGAATATAACAAAATATATTGTCCAAATAATCGCAATTTATTTAATGCACGTGAAGCTAAAAGACGTGCTACTAAATTAAATGCTACACCTAAATTTGCTAATCTTAAAAAAATAAAAGAGATATACAAAAATTGCCCAAAGGGTTTTCATGTAGATCATATAGTACCACTTCAAAACAAAAACGTATGTGGACTTCATGTTGAATGGAATTTGCAATATTTAACTGCACATGATAATCAAAAAAAATCAAACAAATTAAATTAATGAATGAAAAAAATTATATTCAGAATTTTAACCATGAATCTTATGAAAATCGCACTAAGAATTATCTTAACATTAGTGAAGATCGTTTCGTTCAGTATTGCAATAGTCGTGGCTATCTTTATAGGAAGCTTGGTCTTAATGCTGTTAGCGATTCTCAATCTTTCGCTGAAAGTGTTATACCTTTGTTTGCCAAACTCCCAACACTTATCAAAGCTTTCCCAGACTACTTCGTATACGCACCTAAAGAAGCACATAAGCAAGAGCAGTTCTTTGTTGAATTAAAAAACGCAACTTGGGAACATGGTAAGACTTTAACTAAGATTAAAGTTAGAGATGTTAAAAGATATATTTATTTTGAACAATCTTTTACAAACTATCATACTAAGTTTACTATTTGCTTTCCTTTAGCTGATAAGATTATTTTTAAAAGTGTAGACCAAATATTAAAGCTATTGCCAAAATCGCAATTAAAAAGCTTTCCAAATGATGGTATAGAATACTTTGAAGTGCAGTTAAGTTAGTGAATAGTATTTGAAATATCTTCATAATAATCGTGCCAACCACATTCTTCTACTTCAAACTCAACTCCTGTAATTCTAAGTTTTTTAACTTGTTTTAATGAAGCTAAAAAAGAACTAGCATTTACAAAACAATCTGTGTCAAAGAATCTGCAATAAGCTATATCTTCTTTTATACTCTCATCATTTACTTTCACAAAGCTTACAGCATAAGTGATTAAGTAGAAGTTCATTTTTTAGTAAATGCGTCTATACTTGGTTTAAGTCCATAGATCGCACCAAAGATACCTACTATTAACCATTGATACCAAGAAGGAAACTTACCAAAGTAATCAAAGAATAAATCTAGTTTAGATTTGATATTAATATCATCACTTATAACTGCGTATGATAAAACAATAATTGGAATACAAACCACAATCAAAACAAATTCATCTTTCCATGACTTGTCTTGTTGATCTGATACATCTCTTTGATATTCAATCTCACCTCTAGCCATACGTTCATAGTATCTACGTTCAGCTTCAGATTCTAATAGTTCTGATTGCTTATGATTTTTGTAAATTTCAGCACCAGTTTTAACTACTGTTGGTATGATATTCCACCACATATTAATCTACTGCACAAATGTTGATTTGACCAGAACCATCACCACCTTTTATAAAAGCAACTTTTTCTCCTGACTTAAATGAAAAATAATTTACAGAATCTTGTGTTACCATAACATCTTCTTCTGTTGCAGTTGGATTACTTCCGAACTTAATATGTGCGTGTGTTCCTGATATTGATATTCTTACAATGCCTGAGCCAGTTATAACTGCTGATGATTGTGCTGATGTAGCACCAATAGTGTGTGTTTCTGAAAAGTAATCAGGGTCTATTGTAGTTACTACGTAGTTTGACATATAAAACTCCTTAAATTTGCCTATTTAAACCGACAAATTACCCCTTTTTTTTGATATTATAGGTTCGGTTGTCGTGTATCGTAATTTTAAAGCCACTATGCCTTAAAATGCGTTTAAATGATATTATCTACTTTTAGTTGTATCTATTAGCAGTTCTATGTAGTGTTTTGCCTTTTCTAAGTCTTGAACACCACCCTTCTCTTTAAATCGTAAAACATACTTTATGATATTACCTTCACAAAATCCAATATTATTTTTAACTATAAACTCAACTAGTTGAATCTTGTATTTTTTGTAGTGGCTTCCACCAACTTGTTTTTTATAAGACTTCATAGACTGTTCTTCCATTAGCTTTGTATGCTCTTAAATACATTTTACGATT